GAACCACCCCCTGCACTTTCCGCTATTGCAAAACGGTCTGTAGTTGCTAAATTAGCACTCTTTGCCGTTAGCGCACTTATCTTTATGTCTGCCATCTTCTAATTTGTTTAAAAACTTTTGTAAACGAATTATGTTTCGTTTTTTTACAGTATACTTTCTTTTTTTCATATACACCAACCTGTGAAATTTGTATTGTTATCTGGGAACATATCCTCACCCTCGTTTGCATTATACTCTGGAAACAGTGCACTATTATTACAAATATAGTCAACAAACCTTTCTTTGTAGTGCATAGCCGTTTGGCGCTGTTTCTCAATCATAAAATCAACCTCTTCTTTACTTACTGTTTCGCTGTTTTCTGCTCCGTGTTTATATACACCCTTATTTGCGACCGTATAAGCTGCGTAAGGTAAGTATTCGACCATCGCAAAGTGAATTTGAACAGGTTTTATGTATTTGGTTAGTAAATTCAAATAAGGGTCTGCTAAAGTCCCAGCAATTATGTCCGCTTGTATCTTTTCAAGTAGCTTTGTGCCAAGCATAGATTGAATATGAATATCTTGAGAAATAAGACAAAACTGAATGAACTTATCTACATCTACATTTCCGTTTACGTTTGTAAATCTTACGATATCGTCTCTTGTAATTAATAATGCAGTCGCCATATTTTAACCTTTATAGTTTGGATGATGCCCGTTGTTAGGCATATTAACAGGGGCAACTATGCTTTCTGCTGTTCCCCTCGGATTTTTATTGTACGTTTTGGGTATAACTCTTGTTTTTTTGTAGTCAAGTAAATCGCCGCTTGGCTCTGTGTTTTTCTTTAGTCTATAAAGCACTTTCTTCCATATATGGCGGCAGTAAACACCACCTTTGTACTTAAATAAATCGTACGGCTGTCCTTTATGACCGAGTTGCATATTCACGCCTTCCCTTGATGCCCTATCAATGTCTTCTAGCCTGTACACAACGCCGCTATTCGACAACCTCATCATGTTTTGACAAAATTTTCTTGACTTATTCCCTTCTTTCATCGACTTTCTAGAACCCACGGCGTACCTGTATCGTATTTTGTAATTCTTTGAATCTAAATAGCTAAATGCACTTCCGTTGTTTGTGCTAGTTATTTCATCTTTTAACCTAGTAAGTAAACTTTTATTCTCTTTTATACATAGTGCCGCCCACTCTTCATCGGTTAAATCAGTGTTAGCACTATCTAAAGCGTCAACCTCTTCCCACTCATCTGTAACAATTTCACCTTTTAGATTGTCTAAAATAAGTTCTCCAGCCTCGTCGCTTAATACAGGCCTTGTGTCTTCGCTTAATTCTAAACCTGTTTCTTCTTCGATTTGTTCTTCATCCATCATACCACTCAAATCGGTAAATTCTAATGGCTTTAATGTTTTAAAGTACAAGTTTAAAGCTATGCCGTTGTATGCAAGTATTTCATCAAACGCATCAATCAATAGTTCTTGCATCGGTCGAATTACCATATTATCGAAAAGAATAAAACTATCTTTCAACTCGTCTGCATTTGAACTAAAACCATTACTACTTGCAATTCCAAATAATAAAGGCGAAGTAACATTGTTACCAAGCATTATTTTTCTTAAACATTCTTCTGCAAGTGTTGCGTATAAATCCGGTGCATCATTCACCGGCATCGCATCAACGGTTGTTTTGCTCTCAGCATTATTATTAAAGGATATGATGACTTTCTCGCCTTGCGTTCCTGTAAGTTGGTTTAAAACTTTGCTTTTTATTAATCTTTGCTGTTCATCGCTCGGCTGACCATTGTTAAAATTGATCACAGATCTACTCGAGAAACCATTATTTACTTCGTTTAGCAAGTACTCGCTGATTGATTCTTCGAGTGTGCAATATGGCAAACAACCAATGTAATCCGGTAAAGAATAATACTTCAATCCAACACTATACGGCCTAATTAAATATATTTCAATTGCTTCTTTTGAGCATCCATATGCTGGAATTCTTTGTGGTTTATAGTTTTTAGTGTCTGTCCAATCGTCTGAATAATAGTAAGCTTCTACCTTACCTTCTTCGTTGCACTTCTCGGCTCTTAATAATTGAACAGGAATATGTTCTACTTGTGCTATTTTCTTTCTGTCTTTCGTGTATATGACTTGCATAGCACACTGCCCTAATAGTTTTAAGTCGCTTACAAGATAGCGTGTACATTTTTTGCTAAATAAAGCCATCATAGCAGCGTACTCATTTGGCTTTCTCGAAGCGTCTGAAGCGCTTAAACCTTTTCCGTATACTAATCTATTAGTGTTGTTTATGATAGCGTTCTGTGTCGTACTATTTGTGTAGCAGTCAATCAAAAATTGGTAATAATTATTATCATCGCCAAACTCTACCCAGTCTTCACGTTTAGATTCCGTAATAATTGGTTGCTCGTAGGCGGCTAATTCTAATATGTGTATATCCTTACTCATAAATTATAAATTCGTTATTCGATGCTTGGCTTGTATACTGTCCGTTGTTTACTGAATAGGTTGCTACAGGTTGATCAGTGCAAAATACTCTGTCTTTATGAACTACCGTACTACCGTTTTTTAATTCAAGCTTATAGAAGTGTCCTTCTTTTAACGAAAACACGGCACTAATTGTATCGTAATAATCTCCGTTTGTACTTGCTTGGATTGTTACGGCTACGGTTGTGTTTAGTTGTTCGTCTGTTAAATTTAAAGTGTCGTAGGTTTGGCTTCTTGGTATGAAACTAAACGTCTGTTGTACTCCACTTGTAGTTAAAATTATCATTATACTATAATAACTTTTTTTACCGCTTTTTGTTTTTAATTGACAAAAAAAAGGCACTCCGAAAAGTGCCTCTTACATTATGAAAGGAAAAGAAAAACCTTATGCTGTCACAATTGAAGCATCTGCTCCTGAACCATCTGCAAAAGCTGTTTTTAATGCTGCTTCTGTAGAAACATCAATAAAGTTCGCAGGCAGAACCTCGGAAGCAACAAACGTCAATTTGTAGCCATTAAAATCTCCCAGGGCAGCTCCGCTGGAAATTTCCCCTGCTGTGGTATCACAGCCTTGAGCTAATCCCATGAGAAAGAACTGATCGGTCATCGTGCGAACTATTATGCGCGGCCGGCCATAGGCTAGCAGTTTTATATTCTTGTGCATAGCTTGGTCTTGTTTCTTTAAAGAAATAGCCAAAGTTTGCTCAAAGAATGTAGTACCGTTATCTCTTGAAGTTTGTACGGCAGTCGTAAACGAATTTTCGCTTGACTTTAATTCGTACTTGTACAAAGATAAAAGCGATGCTGGTACCCAAGTGTCAATTGTGTCCGTGTTTGTTACATCGTAAGTGATGTTGTCTGTGTCAAGATCGTCGAAATTTGCAAAGTAGATTGCTTTCAATCCTGAGACTGAATCTTTGCATTCTTCAACGCGACCATTGGTAATATCACAACTCATAAGTGAAAAATTTTTTTTAAATAAAAAAGGGCAGGCAATCTTACCTACCCTTCTCTAGTTATAGTTAATATTAAGCGTAGATAACTACGTCTGAATTAATTCCCATTTGAACGGCACCAGTAAATCGCATAATTACGCGAACATTTTGGCTTCCGTCAAGTTCTGCCATATCTAATACTCTAACTTCGTTGTGGTCTGAAAGTAGTCCAGTTCCAAAGAACATATTAGATTTTTGTGCTGCCATCATAGATGAAGCTGGAAGACCTTGTGCAACTACTACAGGAATACCATCGAATGACAATGCACCGTTAGTAAACCAAGTTGTTCCTTCGTTGTTTACACCGTTAGCACCAAGACCGTTAGCACCAAATCCACCAAGAGCGCGGATATATGCACGAGCTACGTTAGGAGCCACGTAAATAAATAGATCTTCTTTGCCGTAGACTGCTTGAGGAATAGCGTCGACAACCTTCCCCATCTCATCGATGCAATTGGCAGCAGTAACCGATGTTCCTGTTACAGCAACACAACCAGAACCACCAGCAGTTGCTAAGTAGTAAAATCCGTCAAATTCTCCAGCTGTTCCTGTTTGTCCACTCCAAATAGTATTTTCTACTTGAGCAGCTACTTTAGCAGCAGTGTATCCAATAACGAAATCAGATAATGAAGGTGCTAAATTGTCAAATGCAGAAAAGCCCATTTGCTCAGCTTCCCAAGAATTAATTAGATCTTTTTTACAGATGTCATAGTTTACTTGGAATTCTTCTGGCTCGATAATTTTTTCAGCCAATGTTAAAGTTCCAGATGCAGTGTAGTCGCAAGTTGCGTTAGCTACGATGCTACCTAAAGAACCTGTTTGAAGCACTTGCTTGTACTTCACATTTGGTAATACGGTTACCAATCCGTTTTCTAATGTACTACCGGAAAGAAGTGCCGCGGAAATATATTTTCCTGCAAATTCACCAGCGTACGTTGATGTCAATGATACTGCCATTGTTTTTTATTTTATTTATTAATAATTATTTACTTAATTTATCCATTACACGATCAAGAGTCGTTTTTTGACGTTTAGCACTGTATTGAATATGTTCCGTCTTTTTCTTATTCTCTGGATTGTGTGTAATTGGTTTCGCTGCTGCTTCTACTTCTTCAGAAAGTTCAACAACTTCTTCTTTTGTTTTCTCTGTAGATTCTACAGTTTCTTCAACAGTTTCCACTTTAGATAATTTTTCTAATTGTGCTTTTAGATCTTCGTTTTCTTTTTTCAAAGCTTCCATTTCAGAAAAGAAAGTTTCTTTCACGATTGATTCAACTGTTTTCTTAATTGGTTTTGCTTCTTCAGTAGTTGCCTCAACTTCCTCTTCGTATTCTTTTTCTTTTTTAGCTTCCTCTTCGACAACTTCCTCTTCTGCTTCCTCTTCTTTAATCTCTGCAATTAAACCTTCTTCAGTTACAACAAGTAACATACCATCCTCCATTTTGTATTCACCTATAGGCAATGGAATCTTTTGTTCATCTTCTGTTACGATAACAACCTCTGTACCTGCTTCAAAAGCATCTGCTTCAATTATTGTTACACCGTCTTCTAGTTTACGTTGCTCTAATTTAACTTCCATTCCAAGAAGTTCACGCACTTTGTTTAGTATTGAATTATCTTTCATTTTTATTTGTTTTTAAATTTTAGCCGATGAAATTAATCTAATTAAATTATTTGCATCATTATATAGTGATGGAAAGTCTTTCATTAAGCTTACTAATATTTCATAATTTGGTATTTGACTTGCATCTAATCCTAACGCTTTTGCGCCTTTTTCTGCCGATGCAATAGCTTTTTTTGCTTCGGACATTGCGTTTTCCTCTTTTTTCAATTTATCCGTTAATTTATCTTGGTCATCTAACGATTTTTCATAAGCTTTCATTAACGCATCTTCGTGTTTTTTCTCGGCTTGTTTTGCTTTTACCCCGATGTCTAATAAATTTTTATTAGCTTTTTCTACTTTACCCAAAGCTTTATTTATGTCTTGTACAACATTTAATTCAACTCTTTGAGATTTTAATTCTGTCTTGTTTTCTGCTTTTGCTAAAAATTGCCTAACGGCTCTATGTGTATTCATACTATAATAACTTTATATTAAATTGTTTGTTTCATTTTTGTTTTAAATCTTGCCTATTCCTTGCGCTCTAAGTGTGCCGTTACAACACTTTGAACTATATGTGTTGTCTTTACATAAGCAACCTCTTTTGCCTCCTTTAGGGCTTGATTTACCTTGTGTTTCTTTGGTTCGTTTTTTTCTCATTTCTTAACGCATTTACCATTCTTCTTTTTGTAGCCCTTTGGACATTTACCGTATAAATCTAATTCGTGCGTTTCGCCAACCATATACCAAGTCTTGCCTTCGTATTCGTGTTCGTGTATGCCTTCAACACCTAAATCTTTAGCCGCTTTTTGTGCCATAGCTTCAGAAGAATAGGCAAGTCGGTCATCTATGATTGCAAAATTGTCATCGATTAACATACTTGCCAACTCCTCTCGCTCTATTTGTTTTAGTTTAGATTCTGCCCAAGTCTTTGCTGATTTACCACCCCACAATAAATAAGAAATATAACCACAAGATTCTTTGTCACCAGCATCGTAGTAAGTTTCTGCTCTGCTTAAATAGCTAAACATTCTTTTAATTACAGACACTGAAAGTTTTTCTTTGTCCATCAATTGCTTACTTCGTAATTTTCCTATGCGTGTGGCACATTTGTTGCCCACTGCTTTATTCAATTCACGACCTCGCCTTGCATTGTTTCTTACGCTTTCTGGATAGTCGCTATATGATTCTAATTCTTGTTTTTGTAGAAGTTCTTTTAGTTCTTCAACAAGCATTTTCTTTTCAAAGTCTTCAAAGCTTTCTTCTTTAGTCATATCGTATTTATCGGCAAAATATCCTTCAATACTAAAACCTTTTATTTCGCCTTCTTTGGCCTTGTTGTATAGTTCTTCATCTTCAATTTTCATACTGATTATCCAAGTACCCTCTGGCACGTTTAAGCCGTAGTGTGCGCTTTTATCTTTTTTCGTGTTTTCGACAATCCAGCTTTCTACGATAGTAGTTCCTTTTATTGGTTGTTGATGTTCGTAAGTTGCGTTTTTATGATTAGATCTTTTAAAAAATAACTCAGAAGCTTTACGAACAGTGTCTTTACTAAAGTAAATGTAGTATTCATCATTCGTCTTTTCGTTGCGTCTGTAGATTTGTTTATTAGGCACTAAAGCTGCACCCATAAGAATACGCTTTTCTTTATCTACTTCTTTAAGTAGTATTTGTTGTTTGTTTAGTGCTATAAAATTTTCTTCTATTGCTGGTGTTTCAACAAGCGATACTGCTTCAATTCCGCTTTGCTCGTCTGATTCGTCTATGATCAATTCTACTATCCTCATATTATAATAACTTTTATTTGTTTATAGTGTTGCATTTTCTACTCTGTTTCTGTCTAAAGCTTGGCTCGTTGTTACTTCGCCACTCACCACAAACGCTTGTACGGGTTGTTGTTGTATTTGTGCTAATTGATTTACACCGCTGTCACCGACCACATTGAAAGAAGGTGCTCGTGCTTGACCTCCTGCTGCGCTTGCATCTATGCTTGGAGTTTCTCCTGAACCTGCTCCCCCAAATTTAGTTTTGGCTATTGTTGCAATTTGAGCTGCTCCTGTTGCTGCTGCCAATACCGCTCCGGGAATACCAGCAGGAATACCCAAACCGCCAACAGCAGGGTTAATGGCTGCTGAAACTGCACCGGCTGTATTTACTATGGCTTGAGCAATACCAATTGCTTTGTTAATTTGAAATGCTTTTTTTTGTGACTTTTCACTTTCTCCTGCAAAGGCATTTGTTAACTCGCTCAATGCTCCAAACGCATCATTAGCAAATTTTACTTTAGCTTGTTGAGCAGATAGATTATTGGCTTTCTCTTCATCAGTCAACTCTTTGCTTAAACCTGCTAATTGAATGTTTTCATTTTTTGCTATCTCAATTTTTTTGGCACTTTGTAACTCAAGTTGAGCAATTTCAGTATCAAAAGATTCTGTTTTAAATACATCAAATTTTTCTCTTATTTCCTTTTCTTTTTGGAGTTCAAGTTGATTGAACAAGTCTATTAATTGAAGTCTTTGTTGACCTGTTGCAGTAATATCCTCTCTTTGTCTTTCAAACCTTTGTTTGTTTATTAAAAGTTCTTTTTCTAAACCATCCTGTAATAATTGGTTTTGAAGGTCCTCTATTTGTCTTTGGCTATTTTCAACATCTTTTGCATATGTTTTGTAACTTGTTGCTTTTGCTTTATTGTTGTTTATTACATTTATTTTCAGTTGGTTTTCACTGTCTGCAATCTTATTGTTCAATTCTTGTATTATGGCTTCCCTTTCCTCTCTGTCTTTTCTAGCAGTTTCCAAGACTGCTCTAGAAAAAGCACTATTACCTGCAATCGCTTTTTCAGCTACTGCTAGTCCGTCTAATTGCAATTGTATCTCTTTAACTTTTTCTTTTTGAAATGCAATACTTGCTTGAATCTTTTGTTTAGTTAATTCAACTGTTGACTTTCCTTCTGCTTCTGCCAAAGCTATTTCTCTGTCAAATTGCGATTGTTGTTGATTGAATGCCTGTTCTCTTTGTTTACGTAAAGACTCTATTCTTGCCTGTTCTTCTGCTGCACGTCTTTTGCGGTCTTGATTTTGTTCCT